CGGGATAACAATCTCCTGTTGCCTGTAGTCTCATACAGCATCTTCGTTAGGGATGTAATTTTTGGGAAGTGGCGGGTTGGCATTGTTACTGCTGGTGGAGTCTGGAATGGTTTCGGGATCCCAAGTACTATCGCCTTTATGTCGTCATCCAACATGGTAGTGTACCCTAACATCTTCTTCAGGGTCGTCTCTGAGGCCAGTTTTTGCAAGCTAAATAAGTCGGATATTGTGAGCTCGGGTTTACTGGTCCCTCTTATGGGGAGGTCTCCTGATGTGGCGTAATAGCATAGCTGCCGGAGTTTCTCAGCTAACTCTGGGTCAATCTTGCGTAGGAGCGTGGTAGCCGTCACTTGTAATCGGTTGAGCTTACGGATGATAAAGACATTCTTGCTTGTGTCCACGTAGATATTCTTTGACAGGAATTCTGCGCGATCTCTGGCGTAATCTGAGGTCTTTATGATTAATCCCAAACCTTTAGTCGTGACCTCTGGTGGCCTGGTGTTGAAGGTAAGAGCGGAGATGGTATCTTCTATGCCTGTGCCGTGCTTACCAGCTGTTATAAGCATGCTATCGTCACCTTGCACAAACGCCCTAACTTGTCTCGGGTCATGTATATCTCGTCCTGCTTCCTGTGCCACGTACAGGAGGTAGTGAGCTGCCCTGATGCAGTTTCCAAGCGTAGTTCTAGTCGGGCTGCCCGAAAATACTGTGCCTTCGACTGCCAAGTCGAACACTCGCTCTCTACCTGCCGACACCCGGAGTTTCATAGTGGTAGCGAGTATCCTGGTTTTTAGGATTTGCTTTAATTTGTGGGAGAACGGGAGGTGGGGACATACTAAGGGCCAAAGCTTACTAATGAAATAATTATCTACGGTGAGTAATTCTTTGGACTGAGTGCTGTCGAAGGCTGACATGTCGTAGGATAACAGGTATGGATCATTGATTCCCGATACGGCATTGGATATTCTCTCTTGCAGTTGGTGTCCGTTCACTCCGTGGACTATCTCCGGATAAGCTTTCTTTGCTAAAATGAGCAATAACC